GATTATGCTAACCCCATCATTAGGAATATTAATAATAGTGTTAATTGTTAAAGGTATAATCAAATGACCACAGGAGTAATACTAGCCGCATCAATGATCCTCGCAATTGTAGTGATTGCAATAGGGCATGAATCAAGGCTTAACCAACCCGACCAACTTTTTAAAATACAATCCGACCAGGAACGTAACTAAATACCAAACCCAACCCGATCCGCGTTCGGATTTAATATTACTTTTAAGCGACTCGGTATCGGGACAAATCAGTTCCGGACACGGTAATGATACGGAAACAGTGTCAGTTCTATATAAGTAACGCTCTTTTACCACTACTCGCACCTTATTTGTGACCTTATCTACTTTAACCGACACAAGACTATCAGAAAACGACAAAACCCCGTTAGAATCGATTAAATTAGCTGTGATTGTATCCGATTCGATTCGAATTGTGTCGTGAACGGTTACGGTTTCGGTAACGGTGTCGTGTATAGATTTGAAGTATTCCGGATATTGTAATACTACAAAAGAAACAGATTCTTTAATTCCGTGTCGTTCTATTTTTCGTTTTAATCTTTTTTGCGATGAAGCGCACGAGAAAAACAGAAACGATAAACATATAGTGATAGCTAAAAATTTAATTAATTCCTTCATAAGATAAAAATTTGTTTTCGATTGTGATCCATATTTCACCATCAGGAAAAGATGTTTGAAACTCTTGTAGACGTTTTGTTAATTCTTTTTCGGCTGTACCCCATATTTTGAGCTTATCCGTGTTGAATGCAATTAAAGGGCAACCGTGAGAATCTTCTGCTGCGTTACCTCCATGTAGTCGAATTCCTGTAAAATTAGGAACATCTAACAATAAAGGCATGATTCTTTGAAACCGATTCGACCAATTTAAAACAACTCTATATCGACCATCCGGAATCGCGGTTTTTCCGTATACTTTTTTATCATCGTATCGGATCTTATCTTCTAACGAATAACAAAAGAACTTACCTTCTATGAAAAAATCACCGATATTATTCGCTTCGCCTCCGGTTGTTTTCGAATCGTTGTAAATATAACGTTTAATGTTTAGTTCGAATTTCCTCATCTAATTTAATATCCTTTTTAAAATATTTTATAGTTTCATCGATTCCAGCTCCGAGAATCATAACCCAAAAAGTAATATGTTCGTGATCGGTTATGTACGCACTAGCTCCGCTAATTAATACAATGCCTTTTAAGGCTGCTAACAAGTTAATTAAACGTTTTCTTTTTAATGTCATTTGAACCACTTTTTAACCTGGACAACAACTTTACTCCAATTTGCTACTAGTATAATTCCAAAAGAAATTATACTAATGTGATCGCCTAAAAAATCAATAGAATCACTAAACGTAACCTTTGCAAAGGTGGTTTGAATAAGTAAACAAATAACGCTAATTTTAGCAAGTGTAATTTCTTTCATTTTAAGCTGTTTGTGATGTAATTTCTTCCTCTACCTCTTCTTTTGCAAGAACTAAAGCGTCTGATAATTCAGTACTAATCGAATCAAGAGGCAAGGGATCTGGCTGAACACCATCAGTACCATCACTACAAACGATTCTAGGAACGCTTGAGTTATCCTTGTACTGTACAACCGCACTTGTTACCGTAACGCCTGTGGCTAAGTCTAATTCAGTTTGTAATGTTGCCGAGTTTGTTATTACAGATATTTGATAATACACACCATCATAAAACGATGCGAATTTCCCTTTTTCTAATCCTAAAACTATATTTGTTAAATCCATTTTAAATAATGTTTGCGTCTTGTTCTACTGTACCCCCTCCAATTATTGTAAAGCCTTGAGTTAAAGGGGTTACAGTTCCTGATAACGAAAGGTTAAGCAGTACACTGTATAGCCAATTTACACCCGCTACAGTTCCCTCTATTTCAAACTCATCACCAGCTGTATAAATTCCAGTAAAGTTTAACCCTGACTGAGCGTTATCAATTTGAAAAGCTAAATCTGCAGCAATCAAAGCTTCTGAAGCTAAATTTGAAGCAAAAGGCGTTAAAGGGTTTACCGTATCATCTAGCGAAATTGTTGTATTTGAAATACTGGCAACTTGAAATTTAAGCCTTTTTAAGTTTCCAGTTGATAAAGTTCCTAAATAATTAGTATTTAAATTTCCTTTTAAAATAACATTATCACTTGATGAAGCTGTTTTAATCGGTATTCCTTGACCGTTATTTAATATTGTAGCTCCGTTTGCAATTAGAGTGCCTGCTTGATAATCAACCCCTATAACCTCAGCAGTTGCCGGCGCTGTTGTTTGCATATCTATTGTGCTGTCTCGTAAATCAACCACACAGTCAGCATGAAGCATAGTTATAAACTTGAACTTATTAGCTCCAGCCATTACGTTATACCCATGTAGGAACAATTTAGCGTCATTATTTACAGTTATTTCATTTCCTACTAATCCTGCACCTCCATAAATATCATCTAAAACATGGGTTACCCCTCCATTTAAATTTAATTTTGGTGTAGAACCATCGTCATATCTTTTTAACCTTGCGGTCCCGTCTGTTATTGTAGCTTCTTGGTAAACCTCTAACTCGTCAACAGTTCCATTTGTTAAAACTAATTTATTACAACCTCCTCCAAAAGTCTTTGCTGTAGCACTATTAACTGTTAACGTGTCAGTAACAAAGAATGCACCTCTTACTTTCTGACCAACTAAAATTTCCATAGTGTAGGCTTCACCATTATAAACCACCTCATCACCAGCCCCACCACCAAAACTTGTTGCTACTCCGCTTGCAGAAAAAGAGTAATCTACATTCCACAAACCTCCACCGGTTAATATTGCGTTTGTAGTTGCTGATTCAGCATAAGCAATATTAACAACTATAGATTTTGATTGCGAAGTTAAACCGTTTCTAACTCCTTTACCTGTTCCTGTTCCTTTAGCTTGTGTTAAATTAATATTTACCCTAGGGTGTTTAGCAGTTCCAAATATAAATATACCGTCACCGCTTCCAGTTCCTAAAACCTCCCTGCCGTTTATTAAGTAAGTTAAGTTGTTTGTAGTTGTAGCAAATATGTAAATTCCAGTTTGAGCGCCCGTTGTAGTAAATGAGTCAAATTCAAATACAGCCGAAGTTTCGTTAAAGAATACGCCTATTTGAGAAGCTACATTATAAACAAATTGCCCTCTACCTGTTATTATGTGAGGTTTAGCAAAACCATTACAGTCAAACATTCTTGAGTTATGCGTATGTGTGTAAATAGCTCCAGCCTCAAAATGCCAAGCTAAACCGTTTCTAGCTAAATTTGTTGTCCCTGTTGATGTGTAACTGTCAGGATATACGACTATTTGAAGCCCGTCACCACCGCTAGGATCAGCGTCAGCAGCTAAAACAGCTTGCTCTAATGTTGCAAAAGGCTTCGTAATATCACCTATAACACCTCCAGGTGTTCCGATAGTACCCATTACGTGGATTTGATTCTGTGTTAAAACAGAGGTAGACCCACCACCCCCAGCCGAAACCCACACGGTTCCGTTAAAAAACTTGAACTCTTTAGCGGTTTTATCATAACATTGAAACCCATCAACCGCGGCAACCCCTATCCAGCTAGTAGAATCGTATCGACACCATGAATTAAACGTAACCGCACCCCAGCCGGCATCGACTACACCACCTCCGCCGTCAATAATTACATAAATATCATCTAAAACCGTAGTCGGAGGTGGGTTGTTTCCATCTACGAAATTCAACGCCCCCGGTAAATATTCAATATCTTGAAAAATTGCCACATCACTTTCGGACCGCATAGAATACGACATCGAATTAGTAATCGGATCATTAAACCCTTTCGGATTATGTAATTCCCCTTCCGGTATGTTTTTATGAAGTATTATTGACATCTAGTAAATTATAAAACCTTTATTATTAGAATTTAAATCTTCTGAATTACACCCGTGACCGAATAAAGGATAGTCGGTCGGATTGTCTAAAATGTATTCAATCATTTCATTAACCCAAAAGTTTCCGTTATAATTGTATTGCGTTCGAAGTTGTCCGTAATCAAACGAAGGCGTTTGATCTGTGAACTCGCTTCGGTTGTGCATCACTCCTTGATTCGTTAATTTATCGCGAATTTCAGGAAATGCTTCGTATACAATGTAATACGATAGTAGTTTATCTATAAAATTATCTTTTAACGTTTGATACGGAACCGATAAAGTCGGATACTGTGATAAATAATTATTATAAAACTCTTTACCTAAAGCCGGTTTTAAATATTTCGCTTGAGCTAATTCGATGTATTTATCGAAATACGTTTGATCGAAACTGATGTCAGTCACTACCAATTCGCGAACGGTTTGCGCTGTGATTACTTCAATTCCCATCTTCTTCTGTTGTTTCAGTGTTCGATGTATCTGCTTCAATCAACCCCATATCTAACAATAATTTATTTCTTTGTTCTTCTGTAAGTAGTCCAAGAATATTATTAGCCAATAAAGGTGATAGATTACGGATTACTTCCGATCCTGTTAATTTTTCTTCGTCTGTCTCAGGCTTGAACCCTAACAATCCTCTCTGTTCATTTATTGTTAAGACTTCATTAGGGCTAATTTTATCGATTAACGTTAATGAGTTTAATTGATTGACTGAAATCGTAAATTTAAATCCCGCTAATTCAATTAATTTATTAAAGAATCTTAACAAAGGCTCTTGAAAATCCGGTATAATTACCGAGTTCATAAATAAATTGTGACTCTCTGAAATTTGTTGATTTCCTCCTAATTTTCCAGCCGTTTCGATCATTGCTAAAACTGGAGGTATTCTATGCGCTGAAATAATATTCACCTTAGCCATTTCCGCAAGTTTTTCGAATTCTCCTTGTTTTTCCGAATCGAAAGTGGTTATTTTCGCAGCTTGTTCCGGCGAATCTAACATCTCCGCAACTATCTTTGAATTATTCGCTTCGCCTGTGAAATTAGCAACCATACTTTTAACGTATTGTTTTGCTGTTGTCCCCTCCGGCGGGGCTCCGAACATTTGTATCAATGCACTAGGGAAAAAACCGTTATCGAATCGATCCAAGTTAAATTTTGGAATTCTATATTCAACATCAATCCAATTTAAAGCCCCAATATAATCCGGTAAACCGTAAAAATTGTATTCAGGTGAATGACGCATCAATTGAATTGCGTGCGTTCCTTTCTTCGGGTCTAAACTTATTTCGACGTGTGGTTTCGATGTGTATTTTCCGTTTCCGATTTCCCTCCAGTAGTCAGAAACTATAATTCCGCTTCGGTCCTTTTTAATTCTAACCTTTGTCGCATCGATATGATAGTAATTTGTTCTTTTTCCAACCGTTACAGATTGAACCCAGGCATTTCCGAAAGTAATATAGTCCTTTCCGGCTAAATTAAAAATATCACGTAAACTTTCTGAATTCGCGTTAATATCATCGACCCAGCTCTGTTCGTTTGGTTTTAAATCTGGATCGTATATAAAATCCGTACCGACTGTATAAGCTAATTTACTAGACAATATAGCCGAATGCGTAGACGAACGACGTGCGCGACGTGCTAAGTCGTTTATATAAACATTACTTGATGTATCGAAAAACGAAACGTAATCCTCTTGAATTTTTTCCGGTTTTTCTTGTATTAGTTCCTGAGTCGTAATAGGTACGCCCGCGGAACTTGCTTGAATCCGATTCTTTCCTAACCTTGAAACGGTTCCGGATTTAATCGGTCGCGTCTTCGTTTGGCGTAATGTCTTCTTTCGCATCTTCTATTTCTACTAGTTTAGTATATTTTAATTCGTGTAGTTTCTTTAAGTCTTTTTGTGTTGTCTTACTATTCAAAACAACAACGCCATCAGGTAAATAGACCGCTTTTCCGCTACCTCTTTTCGTTATAATATATTTTACTTTCATAGCTATAAATTTAACAAAAAAAAAGGACAATCGATTAAGATTGCCCTTTTTTTACTTTATTTAGTTACTAATTAACTTCCGAAGCTAATTGGTCCACTGATATTCGAATCGATACTTCCTACATATTCTCGTAGTAATTCCGTTTGCTTACCTGAGAACGTAACCGTGTAACCGTTTAACCCTTGAAGTTCTGCTTCTAAAGTTTGGTTAACTGTTGCGCGTGCCGCAGCATCTAGCATTAAGATTTCATCGTAACCTAGTATAAACGCTCTATCGAAAGCCGATACAACATCGTAAACACTAAATAAAACAACAACTTTACCACCGGCAAATAAGTCGTTTAATTCTTTAGCTTTTACTTTTTCCATTCTAGGAACGAAAACTTCTAAAGTGTTTTCAGTAACGTTTGATCCGTTTTCCGTTGATCCCTCTGATGTGAAAGGCTTAGTTTCAAACTCGCCTTCTATCTCAAACCATGTCTGTCCTAAAGTCGTAACGACTGCGGTATAGTCATGAGATACACCAGCGGTGAAGCTATCAACTTCACACGCTGGAACAACAAAGATCTTTTTAACACCACCTCTTCTTGTTTCATCGGAACAGGTTATTAAAACATCATTTGTAATACTCATTTTTTTAAATTTTATTTAGTTAATACTAGTAAGCGAAAGAAATCAATTCAGGGTGTATGATTTGCGCACCTTGTTTTATTTTCCAAATTACTTTTAAAACTTCGTCGTCGTCGTCGTCGCTTCTGATTTTCAAGTTGTCAGAAGTTGTATCAACCCCAACCGCTAAGTTATCAGGAATTGTCAATACTGCCATGTTATCACCAACGAAAACCGCTTGAGGGTTGTCAACATCTGCTAATTGCGTATCCCATCCTGGAACCTCGTACAATTCGATACCTCTGAATTTTAATACTGAAGTGTTTCCGTCTTGTAACAACATTAAACCTAGAGAAGACTGTGTATCTTCGTAAGTTGTCATTAAGTTATCAACGATTGTCGCTGTAACGAAAAACTTCTTTTGTTCTCTTGGCATTTGTCTTAATACCTTAGATTGATTTTCGTACATACTTCTTAAAAGAACTAAAGCACCATCAACAACTAGCGCACCCGCTACTTCGATGTTCGCATCAGTACTCATGTCGAAATACTGACCCAAGTTCGCTGATTCGTTTTTGAAAATTTCAATCCATCCGTCGTATGCGTTGTAATCTGCACTCGCTCCAGCAAGGTCATTAAACCACATTTGACGCGCCATATCTCTTGCAACTGCATCAAGAACTAAGTTCATCATAACTTGTTCAACGATAGTACCTGAAAGATCAGTGATTGCAACACCAGCCTTTAAGGCTTCGTCTTCGAAAACTGTTCCGAAAAATGCGTCAGCACATTCCTCGACGTTAACTTTCATTTTAGTTACTTCTAGAGTTCTGTTAGTTATTGGAGTCGGAGTACCATCTGCACTAAAACCACAAGTAACATATTGCTTTAAAAGTTTGTCCAAAGCTCCCGGAAGGTGCAATTGAATTTTAGTTTTTACACCGTTGAAAACTCTGTAATTTGCGAAAATATTATCCGCTTGTTCCGTTGGTTTGTAAAAAAGTGTCTGAGTTAATAACTGCCCGTCGTACGTGTAGTTAAAACTTGTTGTAACGATATTCGCCATTTTTTATTTGTTTATTTGTTTATATTATTTATTGTATCTGTTTTCAACTAAATTAGCTAAAACAGCGTTTCCAAATGCGGCTTTCGCATCAGGCTCTTTGTCTTTGTCAGGCTCAGGATCTTCTTCTGAATCCGGCTTTGTTTCTTCACCTTTCAATTTCGCGATTTCATCAGTTAAGACAGTGTTCGCAGTTTCTAAAGCTGTTAAAGCTTCGTCTTTTTCAGACATCTTTGCGTCCTTTTCCTCGATTTCTTTGTCTTTTTCTTCGATTTCAGCTTGGATTGATTCCAATTTCGCTTTTACATCGGCATTATCAAGAATCTTCACCTCTTTAACCTCTTCCCCTTCTTTTTTCGGGAATAAGTTTGAAATAAAGTCTTTCAAGTCCGAAACTTGTTTACTTAATTCATCCATATTTACTTGTTTATTATTGATTACAAATTGTTTAGGAGCGTTTTTTATACCTAAGTCGCTCAACTTAGTACTATCTAACTTCGCAGCTATCGCAATCGATTCGGAAACACTCGAAGCGAATCCCATTTCTAAAGCGTCTTCCGCACTGATCCACGTTTCAGCATCCATCATAGCAATTAATTTACTATGTTCGATTCCTGTACGCTTAGAATATATTGTTGCGATCTTATTCGTGATCGTTTCAAGTAATTCCGCTTCGTTTAACATCTCTTCAGCTTTCTTTTTAAGTTTTTCAGAGGTGTAAAAATCCATATCCATTTTAGTTAAGTATGGATTATGAATCATTAGGAAACTATTTTCGGTCATGGTAGGCAATTTATTACCCGCCAAAGCTAAAACCGAAGCCGAGGACGCAGCTAAACCGCGAATTTCTACGGTAACATTGTATTTGTCTGAAGTTGTTAAAAAGTCATAGATTGCGAAAGCGTCAAACACACTCCCACCAGGCGAATCAATCGTTAAATTAATGTTTTTCTTACCCTCAGCTTGAACGTGAGCGATAAAGTCTTTCGAAGTGATTCCGTACCCTCCTATTTCTTCATTGATGTTTATATTTAAAACATCACTAGATTTATTTTCTATTGAAAACCATTTCATAGAACAAATAAAAGGCTTTATTCTAAAAGATAAGAAAGTTATACCCTTTATTGATGCTTATTTCTTAAGCAATAAGCGCACATGAGAAAAAGATACGTCGTATTTTTCACATAAGAAGTAATGAATACTTTTAACACTCATTAACGGATTCTTATACATTATTATGAAATCGACTTGAATCAAAGCGTTACGAACACTTTTCAAATCGATTAATTTTTGATTAAACAATTCACCCGCAACCGATTCGGAAACATCAAAATTATTAGCGATGTATTTTGTTACTTCTTCTTCTGACATTGCATAAAAAAGTATTCGATCATGTGATTAATACATTTACTACACCGAACGTCAATATCCCGAACCCGTGTCTTAAATATCACGGATAATTCACGTATAGCGGCTCTATTCGGTAACATTCGTCCGCGTACCTTATTAACTAGTAATTCGATGTCGTTTAATTCGTCTTCGGTAAAGGCTTCCATTTTTTTAATGGACATTCTGAAGCGGCCCACACTGTTTTAGGTTCTAGTAAGCACGTACACTTTTTGCATTGCTCTTTATCCATCTTAACAAGTCCGAAAAAATATCGGGCTTGTTTTCGGTACATTGGACACCCTCGACAAATCGAAAGCCGTTCGGATTGTTGTTGTTCGGTTGTAAACACGTATCAAATATAAGCTAATTTATTTAAAAATTAACCTCGTTTTGTACATTATTAACGTCATTATTCACGGACGCTGTTTGTGTCGGGTCGTTTATAACTGGAATCGATTGCACTGAAGCAATAACCGCACCCGCCACACTCGCTTCGAACGCTTTCATATCGATCGATTGCGGTTCGGATGTAAACCCACCACCAACAAACCCACGCGATACATTTGTAGTCGGTGACTGTAATCGCATCCGTTCTAAATTACCAACCATTGCAGCACCTTGAGGTGAATTTAGAACCTTTTTCGGTACTACATACTCATTCGCGTGAACAACACCCGCGACTTTATGACCGCTTGAATCCGGAGCACCTTCACCCGAACCCGTAAAACCACCAACCGCGAACGATTGTCCTTGTATTGCGGCAATTTCTGCGGTTGTTTTTACAGCTCCTAAACCGACCGCGATTAAAGCCGTGGTGTAAACCCTAAAGTTGCGAATGTTTTCCCAGCCGCAACCGCGCCGTTAATTACAGCTCTTGCCGTGTCCGCTTTCTTTTGTTTCTCGAATGCTTTTTTATCAATCGCTAGTCGTTGTTTCTCGAATTCAGCTTGTGAAATAACTCCCGCGTTTTTCTTAGCTTCTAAAGCGGCTATCGACCTATCTTTTTCTTCGGTTATTCTTTCTTTTTCTCTTTTGAATATTCCTTCCGCGACAATTTCTCCAGCTTGAAAAGCTCCGTCTGTAATTTGTTTTTTTAACTCTTCTTTTTCTTTTAATCGTTCTAACTCCGCTTCGGTTTCCGTTTGATCCTTTTCCGCTTTGAATTCCGCTTCTTTAATCGCTTCTCCTACTCGGTCCTCTTCTTTTATTAAAGCAATATCCTCGGTTAAAATCTTTTCTTTCTCAACCTTCGCTTGATTTAATGCGTCTTGAGTTTTTAATATTTCGACCGTTTCCTTTCCGTTCGCTTCTTTACGTAACTGTACTAATTTAACTTCAAGTTCAGCCGCTTTAACGCCGAGTGCGTTGGCTTGTTTTTCAGCCGCTTGTACTTTTAAATCTGTTAGCTTTCGTTGTAATTCGATTTCGGCATCGAGTTTCATTCGATCCGTTTCCTCAGTCGAAGCCGCTTCTAAATCTCTTTCGAGTTTTAAAGTGTTCGCTTTAATGTCTAGTATTTCGAGTTCGTTTTGTAAAGCTCGCTCTGTGTCTTTTTCCGCAATCTTTTCGCGTTCTGCTTCGATTTTCTGAAGGCGTTTAATTTCATCGTCTTGCGCTTTTTTAACCGCATCAATTCGCGTTTTAATTATCGCGTTTTCTTTGTTACGAAGTTCGATACTTTTACCTATTGTCGTAGCTATTAACGCTTCCTTTTTCGCTTCTAAATCTTGTATCGCTTGTAGCTCTTCGTCGCTTGTGTCGTTAGCTTCTGTTTTTAGTTTAGCAAGTTTTATTTCACGGTCTAATTGGTCTAACTGTAATTTTTCAGTTGCTTTTAATATCTCTTGAGCTTTTCGAGCCGCTGCGATACGTTGATCGTCAGTCAATAATACGTCTTCCGCTATTTTCTTTTGCTCTTCAAATAATCTATTTCCGCGCTCTTTTTCTCGGTTTAAACTTATTTCGTGTTGTCTAATCTCGATAGTTAATTCCGCAATTCTAGCACCTCGTTCCGCTGCGATTGCCATTTCATCAACGAAATCTTTTCCGGCTTGAACTAAATCTTCTACTTGTTGCGGATCTAATCCGGTTCCGGCTTGAATTAAATTGTCTTTTACTTCTTTACCGACTTGAATGTACTGCGCTTTAACCTCTTTTAAATCCTTGTCGAGTTGTTCTTTATCGATTCCAGCTCCTAACAATGGTACGTCGGATAAGGCTTTCTTGATTCCTAATCCAATCGCTTTAAAACTTAAAACCATTGCGCGGCCTTGTAATTTAACAAGGTTTACAGCGGCCGTAAATCGGTTTATTATGTTTTGTTTAATTGCTTCGCCTAAATCTTTCAAAGCTTTACCTGGGTCATTGATAGCTTTCTTTAACTGGTCAAATACTTTTAAACCTACCTTTTGAATTAATCCAAATATTGTCGCTAAAATTTCTTTTAATGGAGCAAGTACACGAGTTACCGCATCCGTTCCCTTTTGTGTTGATAATAGAGCCGCAATTAATGAACCTACTATAACAACGATAGCACCTATTCCCGTCGAGATTAAAGCGAATTTAAAAATTTTCGCCGCTTTACTAGCTATATTAAAACTTCCAGCCGTTCCTTTAGTCGCTGCTCCTAATGCTTTTTGAGCTACGGCCCCTCCTTTAGTCGCTGCAGAATTTGCTTTCGTTACCGCTGTTACTTTCGCGAATAGTTCTTTTACTTGTCCTAATGTTTGTTGAACCTGATTAATTTTACTACCGAATGCTCCCATTAACGGGGTCGCGCCCGATATAGCGTCGCCGTAATTACCGACGTTACGAGAAGTAACGCCGATTTGTTTTTCTAATTCTGTTACTTCTTCATGAAGTGCGTTTTGAGTTTTTAGTAACTCACCTCCGACTTTTTCATTGTTTCTTTCTTCCCTGCTTAAATTAGTCCAATCTTTTTTCGATTGTGCTAGTTGAATACGTAGTTGAGCTAACGAACCGGTTTCAGCTTTTACCGCTTTATTATTATCTACTAAAGCTTTCTCGTTTTCTTGATATTGAAAAGTCGACTCTTTTGTTTCTAGCGTGTTTTGAGCTTGATCTGTTGATAGCTTTACGAGTTCTTGATCGTACTCATCAATTGATATTTTTCCTAGTTTATATTGTTCATTTAAATCTTGAACCTGTTTATTTAGTTTTTTCTTTTCTACGGCTAAACTATTTATTTCCGCTTTGAATTTAGACATAGCCGCAAATTGTTGCTCCATGCCTTGAATTTTTATCCTAAACCCTATTTCTTCTGCCATAATATTTCTATTTAACTTGTATAAACCGGAACCGTATTCCCGTTACTATCTGCATAAACCGGAACCAAATACGTAACACCACCAACAACCTGTTCAATATAAATCGGGTTAGGCTCCGAATTCGGACCTTGTGGATTTGAAATCGTAGGTGGTACGTTTCCGGATTGATTCGGATCGTTAGGAACTGCGGTATAACTTTGAAACCTTAACAACTCAACTCTCGTCGATACGTCCTTACTTGCTTTAAATTTATCTATCTTCTGTACTATGTAATGCCCTTTAATTTCTGAAGGCGCGTCGATGTAAATCGGTTGTCTTAAATCTGTTTCCCTATAATCTGTTAACGATAAATTAACTTGAATCGATAATACCCCGCCCTCTAATAAGTTGGTAATAGTTTTCGCGTAATAAGTTTGTACTAAACCATCATCACCCGCGAAGTTTAAATTCATTGGAACGATTGAGCTACCGAACGATTCACTTAATCCAACCGTAACAACAAAAGGCGAAAACGCTCGCAAAGGGTTTCCGGCCGCATCGAATTGTTGTTCGGTTAAAATGTTAAACAATCTGAAATTGTATTCAGTATTTTGCACACCGTTTACGTTTAAATCTCCGTACTCTTTTCGGATGATAGATGTAAACATTCCGCTTGATGTTTGCCCCTGGATAACGGGTGAAAACAATTTCGTTTGAACTACTGAAGTTCCTTTATTAAATCGATCTCCTAAATCTTGGTCGTATTTACCGTAATTTCTTGAGTTAATAACATTCCAACGCTCTAAATATTCATCTTTTGAATCTTCTATGTATTTAAACTCTAGAGTTTCCTTGTATTCCGAAGCGTATGATATTTGGTAGCCACTTTTTAAATCTATTTTATCGGTCCAGTCTGGAGCGTTTGAAATATCTTTGAAGAAATCATCTCTCGGCTCAATCTTTGCTTCTTTTCGATACGTATCCGCACTAAAATAAAGGTTAAAATTTGTTTTAAAATCTTGTATTATATCTAAACAGGAAACGTCTTTAGGTATAACCGTACTCAACGAATAGGGATCACCTAAGACGACCGAACCTTTTCGGATAAAAGACACACTCGAACCGTTATCGATTCGTGCCGCCCATCTATTAATCGTCCCCGCTGCGTTTAATCCTGTTGTATTTAAAAACCCATAAGCATCGTTAACGAGTTCTAATATAATCGAAACATTATCACCGGCGGTCAATAAAACTTCGGGGTGATTGTTAGAATTTAAATCTTCGTTTACTACAAAATTCGAGGTGTATAATACCGTGCCATCTATCGCGGTGTCTGAAGTATTATTTGCAACTATGTACCATTTAAAGTTTGGCGGTCTAGTTTTTAACGGGTCCAAACTAGCGCGCGGAATCCATTGAGTCCAAGCACTAGCGTATGTCTCCCATTTACGCCATTCGTAATTAAATAAGAAG